GACTATTTTGCTTTGCAGAATCGTAAACTTGCAGGTCTGATAGAACTTCAATACGGTGAACCCAATTATTTGAATCACGATAGATATTGTCATGTGCCTAGTCGTAAAGATATTATTATATTTCCCTCATGGTTGAGACATACAGTCTATGCACATTACGAAGAGAACGCTGTTAGAATTAGTGTCGCTGGTAATGTTTCAATTATGCAACCAGAACCTGCTTGACAATACGCCCCCTATTAGAGTATACTAGTACCTATGATATTAATTGATTTTACACAAACTATTATCGCAGGCCTTATGGCCCAACTGAAAAGTAATGATAATGAAATAAACGAATCTATGCTTAGACATATGATACTCAATTCACTTAGAACTTATCAGAGAAGATATGGTCCTGATTATGGGCAGATAGTACTTTGTACAGATGCAGGTAATACATGGCGTAAAGATTACTTCCCTTTATACAAGGCGAATCGTAAGAAGTCTCGTGAGGCAGATGATAGAGATTGGACATTAATCTTTGATACACTACAACAAGTCAAAGAAGAAATTAGAGATAACTTTCCATACAAATATATGTATGTTGAGAAGTGTGAGGCAGACGATATCATCGCTGTCATTGTTAAGAAGTTTCACATGGATGAAAATATTATGATTGTATCTGGTGATAAAGACTTCCAACAGTTGCACAAATATTGGGGTGTAAGACAATGGTCTCCTAATTTAAACAAAGAGATTGATTGTCAAGATGCAGATATGTTTTTAAAAGAACATATATTAAAGGGAGACAAGTCAGACGGCATACCAAATATATTATCTAACGATGATTGTTTAGATGCAGGCATTAGACAAACGCCTTTAAGAAAACCAATACTTGAGAAATACCTCAGGATTAGTATTGAAAATGATGATAAATACTACCGTAATTATTTAAGAAATCAAACATTAATTGATTTCGATATGATACCAGAAAAAATAGAAGATGCAATTCTTAGTGAATATTCTAAAGTAGAACCAGTCAAAGGCAAAGTCTTTGATTATTTACGAACACAAAGATTGAATCAATTAATAGATAATATTGGAGATTTTTCGTTATGACCGAGAAGAAAAGAGGAAGAGGGAGACCTAAGGGTGCCCCAAACAAACCAAAGTTAGAACTTATTTCAAAAAGGGAAACTTTACAAAAGAATGCTGATGTATATGAAATACTATGTCAAGCAGAGTTAGTCGCAAAGGACAATGAAGACAATGCAATAAATGGTCTTCGAGTCTTTGGTGAAAACAATGGTGCAGTACAACCTGTATTACAGTGGGCATTTAATGACAACATTGTAAGTCAATTGCCAGAAGGCAAAACACCGTACAAACCAAACGATGCACCAGATAGTGATTTAACTGAAACATCATTAAGATTTGAGTTTAGAAAATTCAAATACTTTTGCACCAATGAAGTCAAAGGACTTAGAAGAGAGTCTATGTGGATTGAATTGATGGAAAGTATACCTCCCAAAGAGGCAGAACTAATGGAACTAGTCAAAGATAAGATTTGGCCGTTCAAAAACATAACAAAAGAAATTGCTGAAAAAGCATTTCCTAACGCTAATTTTTAAATAAATATTAATGTCCGCAGAGACTATACATAGAATTCTAGGGAAAGTTATAACACTTTCCGATGTATAAACTTTCTAGTCGAGTCGGACTCCATGGAGTTAAATTATAATGGTAGAACAAACATTCGCACAACAACAGGTGACAGAGGAACTTACAGAGTCCGATAGAATTCGTAAAAGAATTACCGAATTCAAATCATCCCTTAACCCAAATGTCTTGGGTGTAATCTCATTAATGATTGACAATCAGTTAAAGTCTGGTATGCTTAAGCCTGCTGACTTAGATGCTATTGTTGTTCTTAGAGATGAAATCAACGCTGCTCAAATTGAGTACAATACACAAATTCAAAATGCTCAGAAGAGATTAGCAGACTTGGCAGAAATGGACCAGGCAGAACAAATCGCAAAACAAGAAGCTGCTATTCAGGCAATCAAAAATGGTGAAACTGCTGAGAGACAAAGAAGAAAAGAAGCAGAACTAAAACTTGCAAATATGGAAGCAGTTCTATTGTCTCATGGCATTTCAATGGACTTAAATGCAGATGGTAAGATTGGTCTTCAATCAGGACAAACTGCAACACAACTTACTGCTGAAGAACAGGCACAAGTTGATGCAATGGTACAAGTAGAGAAAGACAACATTGCTACTGCACCAGTTCAACCTTCAGAACCTAAAGAACCTTCTCGTGCATTTCAAATGGCAAGAATGGTAAATCCTGTAGTAGAAGAAACACCAATCTCAAACGATGGAGACTTCGTAGAGAAAGTAGAAGAAACTAAGAAGGCATTTAAAGACTTTGTTGCAGAAGAACCAACAACTGATTTCACGCCAAGTGGAACTACAACAGAATCTTTCTTAGATGAAGTAGACAGAGTTAATGAAGTTGCAGAGGCAGACGAAGAAATCTCAGACGAAGACTATGCACCAGTAAGACAAGAACTTGCTGATGGTGTTTACATCGAAGAGAGAGAAACACCAGAACCTGCACCATCACCGTCAGCACCAGTTATCAGTAATTCACAAAGACCAGATGAACCTAGTTTAGATATTGGTTATGAAGAACCTAAAGAAAGTATTCCTACTTACGACACCGAAGAAGATATGCTTGCAGCTGCTCAAGAAAAACTTGACAATGCGAAAGTCGAAGAAGAAGAAGAATACGAAGAGGTCACTATACCTTCAGAGTCAGAACTTAAGGCAATGACTAAGACAGGCATTCTTGCACAAGGCGCTATGTTAGATTTCAAGTTAGATATTAAAGATACTAAGGCAGTAATGATTGCAAGTTTCTTAACTCAAGTAGATGAGTTCATTGCATCTCTCCAAGAGAGTGGTGAGTTTGTATCTGCTGAAGATGATGAAGGTGAAAATGATAACCCCAATATACAAGACGGCGGTTACTTCTAAGATAACCATACGAGAAATCGTAAACGCCGAATTATGTCAATCATACGAAGAGAGTCTTAATACAAAGAATCTCTTTCGTATTGACTTACCAACAGAAGTATCAACCATTCTAGGTTGTAGATATCTTGACGACCAATTGTATGATGTTATGAACATCTACAGAAGATATGATAAATTTCTTATGTCATTTGAACCCTTACCCTTTGATGCGGCTTCATATCAATCAGAAATATTCTTTAGACAAATAAACGCCAATCCTAAGTCAGACAATTTTAATAAGGATGATTGTGGTCAGTTTATAGTTGTACCAAAAGATATGTTCAATGAGGGAGAATATGAAACAGAAATATTCAATGATACTGAAGAAACACCTAGACATATGGTATGTCGTAAGATACAATAAATAAACGAATGGCAATATGGTACTTAAACATGATTAACGAAACTAAAGAATTTAAAAAAGAAAGTAGACTCTATAATGAATCTACTACACCTCAGACCGAACAGAAAAATACTGGTTGGTACTGGCACTCAGAGAAACGAGAGTTTTATCGTTGGGACAATCAACCACCTTACTCAAAGTAGTTAATGTGGAAGATAATAGAAACATTCCAATTACAGCAGTTGACCAATACGATTTCTTAGAACATCGTAGAGAACAAGAAAAGAAACATTGGGAAAGAAACAAGGGTTCTAAACCTCTCGACTCTATTCTTACAGTAGAAATCAATAGCACCGAACTCTGTAATAGAACATGTGTATTTTGTCCTAGACACGACCCTAAAGTATTCCCTAATAGAAATCTACACATGACCGTCAAGGGTGCAACAACGATTGCAGAAGAGTTAGGTGAAAACGGATTCAAAGGCAAGATATCATTCAGTGGGTTCGGTGAGAATCTACTCAACCCAAACTTCATTGACATTGTACGAGAGTTTAATTATGCATTGCCACATGCCACACTTGAGTGCAACACCAATGGTGATAAACTAACAGAAGACTATGCACACAAATTATATCGTGCAGGTTTAGATTTACTCTACATCAATCTGTATGATGGCATAGAACAAATGGAACACTTCGAGAAGATGATGTCGAATGTGAGAGAAGACCAATACAAGTATCGTATGCATTGGGGAGACTTTGAGAAACACGGACTCATATTAAACAATCGTAGTGGTGTTGTAGATTGGGTCGGCATCGAAGATGATAGTATAGAGAATCTAAAAGGTAAGCCTTGTCATTACCCTTTCTACAAAATGTTTGTTGACTGGAACGGTGATGTGTTGTTCTGTTCTAACGATTGGGGTAGAGAACATGTTGTTGGTAATCTATTACAAGATAGTTTACACGATGTATGGTTCAGTAAACCCATGACAAAGATTCGTAAAAAATTAATGAAGGGAGATAGAAGTATGTCTCCTTGTAATAAATGTAGTGTAGATGGTTCACTATTTGGCAAACCATCGTTTAATATAGTGAAGGAATATTATGAGAGTAGCAATAACAGGAACTAGTGGTCTTGCAAAGATAATCAAAGACACACTTGAAGCAACACCTCATCGAGGTGATACAATTGAAGTGACGCCGATTAGGTGTGACGACATTACCATGAACGGAACTAATTGTTGGATATATAATGGGCATAGACCATGCGATGTTCTAATCAATCTTGCACATCAAGACCAGACAGAGATTCTAAACATTACACATGAAGCATGGGAAGGCGAGAAGACAAAATTCATTATCAATATCTCCAGTCGTGCAGCCCAACCAAATATATCAAAGGGTTATATGTATTCATCTGAGAAGGCACAACTCAACCATCTTGCAAACAATCTACAATACAACTCTAAGAAGAGATACAAGATGACCACAATCAACTTGGGATTACTAAACCATGAAAACCTACCTAGTGTTAAACACCAAGATGTCGCAGGTCTGATTTACAAACTGATTACATCTTATCCAGATTACGAGATTGCAGATGTGACTCTACAGGCACATGCTAATTATCAGAACATACAAAGTGATAAAGAAACTCTAAGAGACATGGAGAGATTCACTAAATAATACTATGGCAGAAATAGACTACAACGACTTCGGTTTTACAGCTATGGATGCAGATGAACTTGCATCTGTTGACACTAAGATAGTTGAGAAGACCACAACAGCAACTGAAGTTATCAACAAACTAGATAACTTTATCAGACCCCTACTAGAGAATCTTGCTAAAGATTCAGACAAGGACTATATCTACTGGCCCAACAGGTTAGATATACTCACAGCGAAACTCAAAGAACTAGACGACTTGCAAAAGAAAATCTAAAAAAGGGTTTACTCCAGACCTCATTTTTTGATACACTAGTATCTTAAATTAATGAACAAAGGAGTTCTTGTGAAAGTATTAAACGAAGGTAAGAAGATGTCCTACTACGGTGATTCACCGGCAGTAGCAAAAATAGTTAAGATTGGTAGGGAGATGATAACCCTATGCGAAGAAAACAAATTATTCCCAAAAGATGACCTACTCTGGAATGCAGCCGTCACGGCAGGCAATAAGATGGTCACAGCAGGCACAACATGGACTAGATTCAATGATGTTGGGTCACTCACCTCAGATGAACGAAAGGCATTGTTAGGTTATTTAGACCTAAAGGGTTGACAATGGGTGTCACTTTTTTGTATACTGGATCCATGATAAAAATGATTAGAAAAAACGGACTACTAGATGCTGACTTCATTCAACCTCTAGTGTGTATTACAGTATTAATATTATTGGGAGAAGTACTATGAAGAAGAATGTTGCAGAAGCAAAAGCAGTAGAACTAGTAGAACTAGTTGAGAATTTATGTGAAGACATAACTCATGCGAATCACATGCAGTGGAAACACACTCGTGATACCTTAACACACGATTATTCAATCGGCAAAAAATACATTAAAATATTTACAGTAGAAGATAACCAATCTCGTTCAGTATGGGGGTTCATCAACATAGGCAACAATAAGTTCCAAGTTGGTGATGTGTTAAAGGCTGCTGGTTGGGCAACGCCTGCTCTAAACAAACCAAGGGGTAATCTTTACGAGGGTTACGAAATCAAACCAGGTACATCAAGAATGTACGGTCCAGATTATTTAAGATAGGAGATATATTATGATAATTAGAAACTATGAAGTCCTTAGTCCTGATATGACATCAGGTGGGACATCTTTGAAAGGTTACAAGACAACCACCTACCAAAGGTTGTTAGAAGTGTTAGGTCCTCCGACCTATACAGATGGTGACCCATACGAGAAAGTCTCGTGTGAATGGGTTATCGATGCACAATGGTACGATGCAAATTGTATCGAAGAGATTGATAGAGATGATTGGGAATATGAAACAGTCACTATCTATGCCTGGAAATATGGCAGAATTCCTACTGAAGAGTGTCAGTGGAATATCGGTGGTACATCGTTCTATGCTACTGAGGTTGTCGATATGATACTTGACAACTACAATCAGAACGGAGAAAATTACAATGGGGAGAGATGCTATGCAGCTTAGTTATGAGAGTGCAATGTTAATTGCAAAATGTACAGGTGGTAAGTTATCAGCAGATGAGATTATCAATCTTGCAACTTACGGAACAACCAATGCTAATGATATGAATCCTTTTCAAGGTGAACTAGAGTTAGATACATGTGTATGTGGTACAAAGGATTGTCCAGAAGAGTATGCACATACAACCAGTGGGTATTAATATGAAGATGAGATATATAAGTTTTTGCTTAGGGGCGTTTTTAGGGTTTCTATGTGGTGCTATGAGTATGCAAGTTATGGCGTCAGATGAAAACGGTGAAGTTGTTTGTCTTGCAAAGAACATTTACTTTGAGGCAGGTAATCAACCACTTGCAGGTAAAGTTGCAGTTGCACATGTTGTATTCAATCGTATGGAACATAGTGCATACCCTAAAGATATTTGTGGTGTAGTCTACCAAACAAAGTGGCGTGAGAATTGGAAAGGCAAACAAGTGCCTGTTCGTAATCAATGTCAGTTCAGTTGGTTTTGTGATGGTAAGTCAGACGAACCTTTAGATACTGATACATTCTTCGAATCGTATCTCATTGCACAAGATGTAATCTATGGCAAGTATCCAGATATTACAGAGGGTGCAACACATTACCACAACTTATGGGTTGAACCATATTGGGCAGAAACATTGAATGAAACCGTGCAAATAACTGACCACATATTTTATAAGTAGGAGAATAATATGAGAGAATTTTTAACTAATACAGAATACCTAGATACAGGTGTTCAACACATCTATGGATTCCCAAATGGGTATGGCGCTAGTGTGGTTAAACATGATTTCAGTTATGGCGGAAAAGATGGTCTTTGGGAACTTGCGGTACTTGACAGTGACGGCGCTTTATGTTACCATACTCCTATCACTCATGATGTTATCGGTTATCTTGCATGGCCGAATGTTGAGGGTATATTACAGGAGATAAAAGAACTATGAATTTATTTTACTTACACAAAGAACCAGAAGTGTCTGCTACATTACATTGTGACAAACATGTGGTCAAGATGATTATCGAGTATGCACAAATGTTATCAACAGCACATCGTATGTTAGACGGCGAATCGTACTATGGTCTATCTAAGAATGGTCGTAAGATTCAAAGGTGGCGTATGTCAGATAATTCACTAGACGATGTACTATACAAAGCATCTCATATCAATCATCCATCTACAAGGTGGGTTCGTGAAAATGCAATTCAGTATCAGTATGCATATGATATGTTTACTAATCTATGTGACGAGTACACCTATCGATACAACAGAGAACATCTAACTGATATCAAACTCAGAGATGTACTTAACAATATACCAAACAACTGCAAACTAGGTGAGTGGGTAGAACCACCACAATGTATGCCAGATGATGTCAAGGTTGTAAATGACTCGCTTTCAGCGTATCATAAATACTACAAAGAATACAAGGCAGACTTTGCCAAGTGGACCAAACGAGATGTCCCACAGTTTATGTTATGAGAGTATTAGTAGAAAATTATGGTGATGTGAGAATCTTCTCAGATAGACCTTTCGGTTACAAAAGATACATCGTAGAATGGAAAGACCACACACAAATGTATAGTGGTCTATGGTATTCTGAAAAACAAGTCAGAGAACTTGTTGAAAAAACGATAGAAGGAAACCCCATATAATGCCTGCATACGATTTCGAAAACTCAGAGACTGGTTGCATAGAAGAACGAATCATGTCTTACACCAAACTAGAACAATTCAAAAAAGATAACCCACATCTAAAACAAGTTATACTTACTGCACCCCCAACGACAGGTGGTGTGGGCGATAGGGTTAAAATTGATGGTGGGTTTAAAGAAGTCTTATCAAATGTAGGTAAGGCATACCCAGGTTCAGATGTTGATAGAAGATATAATGGTATAGGAGTCAAAGAAGCAAAGACACGAGATATCGTTAAGAAACATATCAAACTACAGAATCAAAAGAAAGGAAAGTAAATTATGAATACAGCACCAGTGTGCGACTTGCACGAATTAGAAAGTATACAACTCAATACAATATCGGAGAATGGTAAAAGATTCTATACAGACGATGCTGGTGAGATTAAATATCCCTCAGTGACAACAGTGACAGGTCTACTTAACAGAGAACATATTAAGTTATGGAGAGAACGAGTAGGCGCTGAAGAGGCAAATAAGATTACCAAGAAGGCAACGACTCGTGGTACTAAGTTTCATCAACATGTAGAAGATTACTTACGAAGAGAGAAAGAAGAAATTATCTTTGAGAATGTACTGCAAGAAGGAATGTTTAAGGCAGTACAACCTGTACTAGATGAGATTATACCAATCGCCCTCGAAGCACCTCTATACTCTAACGAACTTAGAATGGCAGGTCGTGTTGATTGTGTAGGGTTATGGGAGAATGAATTATCAATCATTGATTTTAAATCTTCTGCTAAACTTAAAAAAGAATACATGGCGAAACCATGGTATATACAAATGACTGCATATGCAATCATGGTAGAAGAACTAACAGGTCATGCTGTTGATAACATAACTGCAATAGTTGGTGTTGAAGGCATGAATACATTTCAAATCTTTGAGGCACAACCTCAAGACTATGTTGATGAACTATATCAACTCAGAGAACAATACAAGAACCTTTACGGCGTATGATTAACATTCATCATAATGACATGCATATGGTGAGTGTCATACCTGACTTTATGACTGAACATGAATGTGAACACATTCTACAACATTCTTTACAGACTATGCAACCATCTATGGTTGTTAGTAATGATGGTGAAGGACAATTCATTAAAGGTAGAACAGGTTCAAATACCTGGTTGCCACATAACACCAATGATGTTATACTCAATGTAGCACAAAGATTATCAGATACGGTTCGTATGCCATTAGAGAATGCCGAACCATTTCAAGTTGTGCATTACGAAGTAGGACAAGAATACGATTATCATTGGGACTCATTTGACAAAAGTGACGACCAATACAATGAAAAGTATGTTAGTCAACAAGGTGGTCAAAGAATAATCACTGCATTAGGTTATCTTAGAGATGTACCCAAAGGTGGTGAAACAGGATTTAATAGATTAGGGGTTAATGTTCAACCCAAACAAGGCACAGTCGTTATATGGTATAATGTCGAACCAGATACCACAAAACGAGAACTTCTTTCTCAACATGCAGGTTTGCCTGTACTCGAAGGAGAGAAGTATGCATTTAACTTATGGTTCAGAGAAAGTAAATTCGGAGAAAATTTATGAGTGATATAATTATGATTGTGACGGAAGACCATACCGTTTATGTCAAAAAAGAAAAACACATCGATAGTGGATGGTTAGAAGAATGTGGTGTAACCGAAGATGAAGTACGAGAGTACATTGAATCTGGTGGACTAGAAGAAGATACAGAATTACTTCAAGGTGACTACGATGGTCAAATGAAGAGTGATGCTATCTTTGAAATACTAACAGAGGCCGATACAATGGATGTATACGAAGATTGGTTCAGTGACAGAAAGGGTGGTACAGAGTACTTCTTTAGTCTCGGCGGTCTTAATGATTAGTAGAAAAGAATTTACAGAACAAGTGGAAAGATTGCTTGTAGGTAATAAGACGGACATAATGAGTGCAATACTCAAAGTGTGTGAAAATAATAATGTAGAACCAGAAGGTGCAAAACGATTACTATCTGTTCCGTTGAAGGAGAAGTTGACTGCTGAGGCAGAGAAACTAAAACTCATCAACAGAGAGAAAGCAAGTCGTGGTTCACTTGAAAGTTTTATTGCATAAGGAGAAATTATGAAAAAAGGTGATTTAGTAAGTGTAGTAACCATGAGTGGTGAATACATTGGAAAGTACGCAGGCGATGAGAATGGTCTGAGATTAGAGAACCCACGAATGATAGTACAGGCGCCTAACGGTGGCATGGGGTTCGCAAAAGGAGTTGCAGTGACAGGTAAAGTGGATCCTGAATTCATGGTCATTGCAAACTATGTATTTCTTTGTGAAACAAATGAAGATGTACAAGAAGCTTATAGAACTGCATTTTCAGGTATAGAAGTACCTAAGAAGAAAAAGATTATAGTGAATAAGTAATGTCGAGTCGTGAGGGATTTGATAGTTACCAGTTATACTTAGGGATTAAATTACACTTTAATTCAGCATCGTATGACTTCATCAAATACAATGGTAAGGTCAAGGCAGACTTACCATCCTTCATGAAACGAAAAGACAAGTATCACTTTGCCAAACTGGCGAGAACATATAAGAGTGAACTACTTGATTTCTATGTTGCCAACCTATCGTTGAAAGATGCATGGGTTGGTGATTTACTAGAAAATGAATCTAAGAAACTCTACTTAGATTGGAAGAAAAGACAACAGAGATTATCTTATCAGTTTGAACAAGACATGATGTATCTATTAAAGAAGAAATCTATACAGGAGGTATTGACTGTCACAAACGGACAACACCCCTATCTACTCAAACAATTCCTTGGTAAGAACATATCACTAGAGACAATGTGTATACTAGATGATGTGACTGAATACAGTAAGAAATGGAATACTCTTATATCAGAAACACTGATATATCCAGACACAATAAACAAGATTGATAAGTATAAGTCATTTATGAATTATAACATCAACACCTATAAACAAAAACTTATAAAACTATGCAAGACAACTTAGACATGTTATACTTGGTTGGTAATGGACCATCGAGAGAGAAAGTAAATCTTAACACCTTATCAGAGTGGTGGGGAATGAATTACATCTATAGAACACATTCTCCAGACATGTGTTTTGTACATGATGTTCACCCTCAGAAAGTAATGATTGAAGAAGAATACTATAAGAAAGGAAAAGTTTGTGTCGCCGAGTGGAACGAACTACCCATAGAAATGTGGGATATGATAAAGTTAGGATTACCTGGTGAGACACACGAAG